TAAAGAACAAACTCTAATATGAAACGTATCTCCTCAGAACAGTCCAGGTTCTATGTGCCTCTGGACATAGAGAACGACAAGTATGCCTTGCAGAGAGCCAAAGCGTTTACTGTTACCTCTACAGACGATGGATGGGAAGACGTGACTTACTTTGGAGAAGCGATTCTAGACCCAACCGGTAGCGTTAGAAAGCCTCAATGGGTGTACGTTTTGGTGAACAAGGGCATGCCGGGAGTGTGCAAGATTGGTATGACAACTACTAGCGTAGACCAACGAACCCGTGAGATTAACGCGTCGACGGGAGTTATTACGCCTTGGTTCTCGGTATACAAACACAAGTGCATCAACGCCAAAGCCATCGAGCGGGCAGTGCACGAGAGACTAGAAAACTTTGGTAAACGCGTTAATAGAAAGCGAGAAGGCTTCGACTGCACCACCGAATTGGCGGTCGCAACCATAAAAGAACTCGCGGAAGCTTACGAAATTTAAACTTACAAATATGAAAATACAACGTTACGAGGTCGTCTATGCAAACAGCGAGTCTGAATTCGTACAGCAGATCAATAAGATGATCAAGGAAGGGTGGCAGCCGTTTGGCGGTGTTGGTATTACCTACATCGAAAAGCAATGCAAGTTGTATACCACCAAGCAATGGTAGAATACAAGCCGAATTACGAACCTAGGTTAGATCCATTGGGATAATTTCTCATTTCTGTATTTACTGGTCTACTGGGACGATGAGTCGTTTTCTAATTGATATGGCTCGATATTTATTAACGTATAATTAAAACTGATTACATGAAGAATAACTTCGACTTAACTAACTACATGAAGAGCAACAAGGTTGGTGCTTACCAACAGCTTAACGAAATGTGGTATCAAGACATTAACCAAGCTTTAGGCGATTTCAACGTTATCAAAGAAGAGGCTATTGAGGAAACTCCGCTTCATCCTGATACAGAAGAAGACGAAAACGGAAATACATACTTCACAGAAGACGAGATGGAAGAAGGTAAAAAGAAACTTGCTTTCGTTATTCCTTGTCCTGATGCTTACGATATCGAAGAGGAAGCAGAACACTTTCAACATTTACTTGACAAAGCAGGCGTAAAAGCTAAAGTTAAAGCCAATCAAGTAGGAGAAGAGGCTGAAGTATACACTAAAGACGAAAAGAAAGCTAGAAAAGTAATTGAGAAAAACGGATATCAAATCGGTTGGAATGACGAAGTTGAAGACAACGGACAAGGCGAACCAACACAATCCGACGATCAAGAGCAATCTCACTATTTAGATATTCCAACAGGATCAGATAAAGGTTGGAAAAACGACGGTGAGGAAAAGAAAGGTAATATTACCGTAGTTGTAGATTATAATACTGATCCTGACGATATAAAATATGTTTCTAATATTTTGAAAAAAGCAGGGATTGTTGGAAAAGTTAAAGCCGGAATTGATTCTGAAGAAGTTGAAATTAAAATAAACGCGGCAGATAAATCTAAACTCGCTAAAGCATTAAGCAAAAACGGACTTGAATTACAAGAAGTTAGTTTAGAAGAGAAAGGCGACGTTAAATCTATCGGCGACGCTGGTAAAATGGCACACGCTAACACTCGAACTAACTTGGCTCGTCATCGTTCAAGCGATATGCTAGACAAGATGAGCAAGAAGGATCACAAGACTAACACTGTTGTTGGTGCTAAAGCTGCGGCTTATAAGGCTCCACACATGAAAGAAGCCGAAGAAGATATCTTTGCTGGATCTGACACTGCAAATTGGAAAGGCAATTACGGTAACGAAACTTCTGAGTGGGATACAGAAATAGCTGGACAAACCATAAAAGGTTGGACTGCAGAAGAGACTCAAGGCGGCGCAATAGCTTGGCAAAATCCTAGATATCCTAATGCACACATCTATGCTACACCAGGATGGGAAGGAGTTGACGGTATTGCTTTTGAAGTTCACGAATCAGAAGACGGATATATGGACGAGCCAAAGATACAAAAAGTAATTGGAGCTGGTACAGATCTTTGGAAAACTAAAGAAGGCTATATGGCTTTAATGGCTAAGGCATTTACTGTAGTGGAAAAAATGCTTACTCCTTCTGACAATATGGATGAAGATCACGGCAGACAAATTGATCACGATAAGAACGATAACATTAGTAAAGATCCTAGCGAATTTGAAGATACTGTATACGAAGGCATACAAGATTATAATCATACTTTTGAAGAGGATATTATGGATTTATTAGACGATGGCGTAAGCAAACCTGAAATATTAACTCACTTTAAAGATATTTTAAAAAATGCTAATCCTCGCATGGAAGAATCTATAGAAGACGATGAGGATCCATTCGGTTCTATCAAAACTGGTATCGATAAGATTACTCAAGGTAATGACGAAGATATGAGCGACGAAGACAGAATAATGAGCATGGGTGGAGATCAGATAAAAGCAGGTATTCAAAGTTTATTGGACGATGGATTTGATTACAGACAAATTTTAGACCTTGTTAAAAATGCTATAAAAGCAACTCGTAAGGGCGGAGTTAATTAAAATATCAAAAAAAGTAAGTTATGCAAGTTTTGATAGTAGAAGAGGCAGACGAAAGAGCAATAGAATGCGACGAAATAAAACTAGTGGCATTCAGACCAACAAAAAAAGCGCTCTGTTTTGAAGAGGCCACTCAGTTCGAAGAGGCCAAAAAGAGACTAAAAGATTTGGATATCAAATTTGAATTATTATAAGAGTAGGGGCCCCAGCCCCTATTTCTATGTTACTAGGAACTTAAACGAATAGATTTAATATATTTTTTGTATATTTGATTACAATAAAAGTTATGAGATTACAGACATCACCCTACCTCACTAGACAGGAAGAGTACAGAGACGACCCTTGGAAAATGCTAATGGTCTGTTTCATGCTAAATCAAACACATCACAGACAAGTAGACGAAGTTAGAGAACACTTCTTTAACAAGTATAATACAGCACAGCGATTGATAGAAGGCAACGACGAAGAGATCATAAGACTTATAAAGCCTTTGGGATTCTACAACAAAAGATTAAAAGCTTGGAAAGAATTCTCGTATCAGTGGTTAGAACTAGTAGCGCAGTATAAAAATCCCATCTATATACCAGCAGATAAATTAATTGGACTTAAAGGAGTTGGTAAGTACGCATTAGATTCATGGAGAATATTCCAATGTTTCGATTACGAAGTGGAACCAGAAGATCATGTGTTAAACTTCTACGTTGAGTGGGCAAGAGCAGAAAAAGAAAGAGTACTTAGAGAACAAGGCACTCCAAAGCCTATGACAGTTTATTATGCTCACTATAAAAGTTATAGAGAGGACGAACCGAATTGGAACAATCTAAAAGACTATGTTTGCTGTGTTATGGCAAGAACTCAAGACGAAGCAATAGAGAAAACAAAAAGAATTGCATTGAAACGTGAAGGCGCTGTACACATTAAAATTGCAGGTATCGGTCATGGTAAAGTAGAGTGGGTTGACGAAGAGCATTGGTTGGATACTGATCCTGAATACTATCACATACATACCGAAGCAATGTGGAAAAGAATGGAAACAAGAAGAATACTAGAAAATAAATAATATGATTACAGCAAACCAAAAATGGATTACAACCACACCGTATTACGAAGAATTTTTACGCTATTATCAAATGGCTAAAACACAACAACAAGAGTGTAACTTAGGAATTATAAAACATGCAGATAGCTCTGTGCCCGATGACTTAATGAAACACGTTGAACTATACGACGTGGTTGAAAGAAAGTACGCAGGATTCTCACAGATAGTTAACGATGTTTTTTATGGTTTTTCCGAAGATCACCCTTACTGGAACAAAATGACTCAAGGTCACATGACAAAACAGAGAGAAACTGTTTCTAAAAATTGGACAGGCAAGCGCAGCGTGTTCGGTTTAAGGGAGTGGATTTATTTGTTTTTGTTTCACAGATTAACAGGATCTGCTATTAACTACTCGATGAAGCCTTCAGGCTATCACAACACGCTCTTGTTCGAGATGCATCAAGCTGACAATATTGCTCAGCTGATAGACATCATAAAAGGAGCCACTAAACCATTCTACACATCGGTAGGCTATCAGTTTCCAAGTTTTCCTAAACCTCAAGGCAATTACAAACGTGGAGGAGATTATTTCCTTTGCGAATTCGTTCCTCAACTCGCAGAAGACGTAGCTAACTTCTTAGAGCAGGGCGAGAAAAAAGACTTGAGACAAGTAGGAGACTTTATGTTTAAGTGGAACACAGACAGAGGCCTTAGAGCTTTCAGATTCCAGTACGCTGCTTTTATTGCTGACATAGCAGATTGGTTCCCTGAATTCGTTAACCGTGAAAGTCCATTTTATTACGGTACGAACGCAAAGGAATGCGTTAGCTATTTAGCAAAGAAGTCTACTAAAATGCAAGAAGAAACGTTTTTGGATTCAGTAATGATGAAGATATACGACGACACTGGCAGTTATCCGTACAACGCAGAGGACGTAACGTGCGACTCAATTCGATGGATTGAGAACTACGTAAAACCTGGAGCGGACTACGATCACTTAGATTTCGATCATGTATGGAACAGCAGCAAGATTATAGACCATCCATACGGTCGACAGAAAGCAATGTTAGATCTTGGTCTTGTCCCAAGTTTTAACGGTATTACAGAACACCCTTCCGATGACAAGGTACTTAAATCACTTCTTATAACAGAAGAGCAATACAAGGACAGGGTACAACAACATTATAAATGAAACAAACAAAACAACGCGATGCCTTTAAAATAAAAGCAACAGGCAATATCGCAGAAAAAATAGTGTACAATCACTATTCAAAAAAACACCAAGTAGAAATTAACACAGACGAATTCGGTTATTGGGACATGAAAATTGATGGAGCTACTGTACAAGTAAAAGCAATTACTCCATTCGTTAAATTTGATTGTTGGGCAATTAACGAGGGTAAAACCACGCAGAATATAAACAACATATTCAAGTGCGATAAGTTTTTAATTTTATCTCTACCCTCTAGAGTACCACACGAATACGATGGTTATGTATTAGAAGTAGATCCTAAAGAATGCATGACAAAAGTATTAGAAGGATCTTTTAATCCAGAGAAAAAAATATCTTTAGTTATTCCAAGAAATCCTGCTTATATTAAGAAGATTTTTAAGATAACTAACGAGGAAGAAAAAAATATCTTAGAACACGGTACATCTATATTTAGAAAAAAATTAACAAAATAATGAGTGAAATTTTATTTCCAAACACTTGCGAAGTAGAATTTAAAGGCAAAAAACCAAAGGACTCTTGGATGCGAGATTGGTCACTAGATCAACGTATCGAAAAGTTCTTTGAGTTCTGCCAAAAATTCGATAATAGAAAAGACTCTTTGTTAAAGACAGAGTATCAAATCTTTTCACATCGCTTGCATTGGCACGAGCACCCATATTGTTACTACATGAGGGACAATGTTACTGACAACGAACTAAGAATGTTTTATACTTTAGTGTTTAGTTTTAGTAACGAACATTGGGGAACTTTTATGAAGTTAGCCAAAGAAGGTGAAGAAGCTACTAAAGAGCACTTCATTAACAATCGTCATGCTAGAAACGACTTATTCCAAATCTACTATCCAAAAGGTACAGACGTTAAACATTGGTTGCTACACGGACCTAGAATTGCTGGTCAAGAATTGGCTTACGTTTTACAGGACGTTGAAGATGGTAAGCGTGGAAAGTATACAATGATGGAGTTTGCAAAGATTCTTGAGAAGTATTTTAAACAGCATCAAAACTTTAGAAGTCCTTTGTATCCATGTAAGAACACAGCAAGATATATCGCAATGAGTTATCCACACTTGGTAGATCCTGAATCTATCTTATTCGGTGGTACTGGTCACTTCGATGGATTGCACCAGATATTCGGTGGTCAGAACCTAAACGGTAAAGTTAAGTACACTATTAACGAAGCTGGAGCATTCACGCCTGAGAACAAACAGGCAGAGCAATGGTTATATCAGATGGATCTGTTAGTGAATCACCCGTTAAACCCAATGACTGAACAGAAGTATCTGAACATTGAAGACAAGACCTGTTTCTTTTGGAAGCACATCGCAATCTCTCATGGTGAAAAGAAACCTACCAAAAATATACCTTACACTTGGATCTTTCCAGACACATTCAGTTTGGCTAAACAAGACCAAGAGGAATTCTTAGACGGCATACAGCACAGAAGTTTAATGTATTAGGATCGTATAGTTAGTAAATAAGAAAGGGAGCTCATTTGGGCTCCCTTTTATTTTTGTTTAATATCTTATCGTAATTGTTACTACTCTTCGGCCTCGAGCTCGGGTGTGATTGGATTCACGTCCCTGCGGTACCATTTACCTGCTATATTCTCGTTATAGCTTTCCACCTCTAAAACCCTAAGTGTCATTTGATAATAGGTCTCCCAATAACTCATCTGTTTCTTCGTGGTGCAGACCCTTAATATTTCTCTAGTGAATGCTTCTTTGCCAAAAGTCTTAATGTCCTCTGTAACCAATTTACTCGAACCGTAATAGTCTACCCAATTACTCTCTTTGATCTCCTTTCTTTTCTTTGGAATACGGCCCGGTTTTATCCACTCCGAGATTTCTTTCTTCGTTAAGATTTTAGTTAGAACGTTTCTAAGGATTTTTTTGCCGACATAAAATTTGCCAGTATTATTGTTGGTAACTTTGTAGACAAATCCTACAGCATTATCTGGGAAATCTTTTAATTGAGTGAGCTGATTCCCTTCGTATAACCAATTTGACATAGACTGTTTTCTAATAAATATCTTAGCTATCCCAACGAATAACGAAGGTCATATCTGTATTAGAAGCAATTGGATAAGGAGTAGATAACTTACCAACTACCAGTAACTCGTCGCTATCGTTGTATAATCCAACAGTGGTAGCGTAAGGCCTGAACTCTGATCCTGTCACTGCGTCTATGTAAGATCCTGAAGTACCTGATCTAATGGCGCTAGGATTAAGTGTGTAGTTGAAATCGTTCTCGTCTACTTGACATCTAACTTCTTTTTGATAGATTGTAGTTTCTGCTTGAAAAGACAGCGCGTAAGGTTCGTATTGGATAAATGGCATACTCTAATAAATATTAGTTCTCTCGTCTTTCCTCTGGTTTGTAGTGAGCTATTCTATTGTGTAGGATAGGACTGGCTAGCAATACCGCAGGTTTTAAATTGCCTTTTACTGTTTCTTGGAACATATAACTCATCCAAGTCTGTTCGTAAGGGTGTGCCCATGTGGTATCTAAGAACATTTTTTGATTGCCGATCTTTCCGCATATAGTCGGCCAGTTCGCATAGTATACATCTCCTGTGATATAGCCAAGACCGTCTAGAAATTCTATTTTATCGAAAGAGGTTCTTGGACAGTTTGGATCTAATCCGTGTTCTGGTAACTTATCGTATTCTGGGTAGAATTTCGTTCTTACCGCTTGAGGAATATTGTACCATGACACTTGAATGTTATTATCCATATAAACTTCTGTAAAAGATAACTTTAAGAAATCAACTTCAGAAGACTCCATTATTTTTACAAGCTTATCGTATAAATTATCAACGTACATTCTAAATCCATTTCTACAGAATCCAAGTTCTTCTGGAGGATTCACACCCATATCGTCTTCTAAGAATAGATAGTAATCGCTATCGGATTCTTGGAAGTGCTGAGCAGCTCTGAATCTACCACCATTAATGCCCGTATTTTCGTTTGTTATGATATGCTCGAAACCGTACTTATCGCACAGCAGTTTATTCGCTTGTCTTGCTTCGTCGTTGGTAGAATTATCGATTAAAATATTTCTAGTGTTTGTAATAAACTTAGGATGCTTTAACCAAGTTTGTATTGTGTGCTCTACTTGATGAGGAAAATTAAAGGTCAACATATAGATCGACACTTTTATTTTGTCAACGTCTATGAATCGCTTTGTCAATTTAGCTCGGCCTTCTGGTATCGGTTCTAATTCTGCGACATCGTCTAATGTTTTTTGTACGAACTCTTGAATGTGCCCGTTAATACCAATTCTAGTGGTTCTAAATAATTCTGGATATCTGTGAGCTAATATAGAGAATAAACTTTCCTCTGTGCCCAAAAATCCTTCGTTTAAAGAATCGTTAGTTAAGTGCCAATAATAACTGTTTGCTTCTTTGATTGCTTCTCTAGTTCCACCGAATAGTCCGCCTCTACATATCCACTCAACAGTTCCACCGGCCATTCTATTTAATGCATCCCAATTAAATCCATGAACTTCACCAACTCCTTTATCAAAATATGGATAAGGATACTGAACGAATAGGAATGGATCAATATATTTTTCTAACTTATCAAAGAATCTGTCGTGTATTAATAGGTTGTAGTTAATTGTGTTTGAAATACCAGCATCTACCCATGCAAATTTTTCTGTATCGAATGGGTTGTATATGCTAGCGTCGTGTAGCAATGACATCTTAGACATTACAATCGGATTGTACCATTCAGAACTGCCTTGTGGAGAATCCTTTAACCAACCAGTTTGATTAATCCACGCATCGCTTGTTCTAATTGCTTGAGCTTTGTCCCAAAAATCGCCAAACATATTTTTAATGTCAGATAATTCAAAGTATTTTATTGCCGTATTAGATGGGCTTCTTCTTTGCCATACAAACTCTTCTAGCTCTTTAGGAATGAATAAAAATAAATTAATATCAACCTTCAACAATTTATCAAAGCATTCTAAATAGTGCTCAAAAGATCTACCAGGTCTACCGATATCCCATAAACCGGTAACCATTGTTAAATTACTTTTTGTTTTTTTCCAATTATAATTTTCAGGTACTTGTTTTGCAAATTCAATGTCTATAGCTTCTATGTCTTGATTGCCAGTTTCGTACGCATAACCTCCGATTTCTAATTTCTCTTTTAAAGCGGCCAATTCCTCTGGTAAAAGATTCATGTGTTCTATTCTAATACACTTAGGTCTGTATTTAGTTAAGTCTAATTGTTTGAATATTTCCCAATCCATGCCTTCTGTATCTGTTAAGAACACATCTATTTTTTCTACGTTATTCTTTTTTAATATAGAATCGAGTGTAAGACAGTTAGCATTTATTTTTTCTGAGTAATTATCTTTTACAAAAATATCTCTTTCGTAATCTGATCCAAAACCGTTTCTTGGAGGAAATGCAGTTGCCATTCCTTTGT